TTAGCTGAGGATATGACCCTGATCCTGGATGATGGCATCGTCCAAGGCTTCCAGCAGCCCACTGCGCACTTTCAACTTGGTGTGCTTGTGCGCGTTCATATTGAGCTTCTTCAACTGCCGTGCGGCTTCCAGCGCCGCTGCGTGCAACTCCTCCGGCGCCACCACCTTATCGAGGAAGCCGGCCTGCAACGCGCCCTGCGGGTCAAACATCTCGGCATTGATCACCGAGCGATGAAACGCCGACTTACGCAGACGATTCCGCGCCAGTTCGATACCCGCATGGTGCATGGTCATGCCGATCGCCACCTCATTCAGGCCGATACTGAACGGGCCCTCCACACCAATCCGATAATCCACCGACAACAGCAGGAACGCGCCCTTGGCCACCGCATGGCCTGGGCAAGCGACGATCACCGGGAACGGGTGCGACAACAGGCGACGTGCCAGCGTCGAGCCCGACGTCACCAGGCTGATAGCCTCTTTAGGGCCGGCCGTCATCACCTTCAAATCGTAGCCACCCGACAAAATCCCCGGTGTACCGGTGATGATCACCACCGCCCGGTCTTTCTCTGCCTGATCCAGCGCTTCGTTAAATGCGCTGACCACCGCTGGAGAAATGGCGTTCACCTTGCCGTTGCTCAAGGTCAGTGTGGCGATACCGTCTTCGAGGTGGTAGGAGATCAACTCACTCATGACGCGGTTCCTTGTAGGATTTGTTATAGACGTATGCAGCAGACGTTACCCACCACGCCCGCCCTGGTAAAGCACCATGACTGACTACCCAGTCAGACTTTTCCCGTATACCCGACGGCAGACAGCCTAGGGCAGGGCACAGCAGCCAGGGTAGACCCTCGCGATCAGTGCCTGAGATTGGCACAATCACCCTCCTGCGCCGCCCCCACGCCGACATACCCCCTAACCGCATGAAAATTCTGAAAAAAACCTTTGCCATCAGAAAGGCTTTCGACTACATTAGCGCGCCTCGACAGACTGAACTGGTTTGACGAGATACGGTGAAGTGTCCGAGTGGCTTAAGGAGCACGCCTGGAAAGTGTGTATACAAGAAATTGTATCGAGAGTTCGAATCTCTCCTTCACCGCCAAATTTGAAACGACTAAACCCCTGAAAACGTTGAAGTTTTCAGGGGTTTTGTGTTTTCAGAGGGTCAAAAAAGGCCCATATGGGAACATCCATGGGAACACAGGCTGCTGGATTGCCCGCGTTCGAATCCCGGTTTACGGGGCTTTGTCACCACCTGGTGGCTGGATGCCCAGGGCGTGTTGCAGCATGCCGATGACGTCCGGGCCGTCCTCATTGATCCACATGCCGTAGTGCTGTCGGATCATGTTCGCGCTGGTGTGGCCCATCTGCTCCGCTATCCAATCCACCGAGGCCACACCGGTGGTGAGCAACTGGCTGGCGTAGGTGTGCCGGCACTGGCCAGGACCGCGATAACGAACCTCGGCCGCTTTCAGGTGCGCTTTGAAGAACCTGTCTCTCACGACAAAGTCGCTGACATGCGGCAGGCCGCTCTTGGTGTTCAGGAATACGAAGTGCAGCTTGTGCTTGCGGATGGTCTTGTTGTCCCGCTCGACGACGTCGACCGTGTCCACGGTCTTGAGCTGGTTGATCGCATCCAACTTGCGCAGTGCGTCCCACGCTGGCTCCAGCAAGCGGACCTTGCGCGTAGAACGTCGGGTTTTCGTCACTCGATAGGCTCCTCGCACCTTGGATCGGCGGAAAGTTACTGTCCCCTGTTTCAGATCGACATCCTCCCAGGCCAGGGCAATAGTCTCCGACACCCGCGGCCCTGCCCAAATCATGAACTGCACCATCAGCAGCTCCTGGGTACGATTGGTCGGTGTTTCGAGGATCTGCTTGATTTCCGCCCTGGTGAACGGGTCTGGCGCCTCTGGATCGGGCAGACGCACGAATAACCCTTCAGTTGGGTCGTGCGCGACCTTCTTCCGGGTGCGGTACAGCCGGAACACCTGGCGCACATTGCTGATGATGTCGCGGATGGTTTTGTTCTTCAGCCGCTTCGACAACGGCCCCTGAATCCACTCCTGCAGGTCCAAGTGGTCAATCTGATCGATCTGAACGTCACCCCAGCGCGGCCGCACATGGACCTCAGCCTTGTTCTTGTACCCCCGGAAAGAGGTCGCGGCCACGCTGTTGCTCTTGATGGTCAACCATAGGTCTAGGTAGTGCCCGAAGCTGTTCTCGGCCAATTTGGTCGACTCGGGAAAATGCCGGCGGTAATCGAAGGTGCCGGCCTGTATCTCGTATTCGATGACTGTGACCAGGCGCTTTGCATGCTCGCGGTTGGCCGGTGTGTTGCCGCCGGGCACCAGCTCCCGGCACAGCTCGCCATTAAAACGAAAATAGACCCGTACCGAATTGCCACGGGCCTCTACGCCATCTGCCATATGCGTCCCCACGCGATGTATTGAAAGATTCTTCCAGGTGAAAGAAAAAAGGCCCGTCTCCGGGCCTTTGTGTATTGCGGTGAAGTGTTGCCGATCACTGCTGGCGAAGTAACCAGAACAGGCCGGCACTTTTTCTAGGTGCTGGTGTGGTACCGGCTTGGGCCTCCTCGGCCCGACGCTTGGCGTTCAGCGCCTGACGCGCTTTGCTGCACTTCTGGTGGTTGCCGTGGGCACGGGATCTGTTGCACTGGTCGCATATGCCGGTTAGGTCCAGGCTCCAGGGAAAGGATTTTCCGTTGTTCATTGCGTCCCCCTTACATCCGAAATGATTGATGGATAAAGGTCGGCCGGGACACATGGTCAGCGGGCTGTGGGGCGTCGGATTGGATTTCACAAACGAATCGATGTCGCTCTCGGTTGCGCGCGGTAAGTGCCTCAGTGAGGCCAGGTACGACGTCAATGCATCGCTCGTAAGCGTCAGGCCCGCTCCAGCTATCAGCCTTCACTACCTGACAATCCGTGCGGGTCGTATCGGCGCACAGATAAAGCAGCAGGAACACAGTCATACACCAACCTCCTGCTGGGTCACGCTCAACGCAATCGCCACCGGCTGCACCCAAATCGACACGTTGCTGAGCATGAACGTCTCCCCAGCCTCGGAAAGCAGCAGCGTCATGCCGAACACATCGGCCATCGCTCTTGCCGCCGCGCGCGGTACCGCGTTGCCGATCCGCTCCCGGTGGTGGCCGTCGTTAATACCGTCCAGCCGGAAAACCCCCGCCTGTTCAATCTTGCGAACCCGCTGCATACGCTCAATCTCATGAGCGGTCTGCGGATCTGCTGACCAGTGGTCCTCTGGATCAAACAACGATTGCAGTGCAGCCAGCTCCAGGGTGGTGAACGGGCGGTGCCAGGTGCCGTCGAGGCTGGTGATCATGCAGGTCAGCCGGTCGTTGGGTGCCGGCATGCGCAGGTCTGCGACCGACCACCGGCCATTGTCGTGGCATGCGCTGGCGGAAACTGCGCCGGCCGGGGTGTTGTAGTCGACCACGCCGTAATGCCCGCCGGTCAGGTAGGCGTCGCCCTTGGTGCGCGACATGCCCGGGCGCGGATCTGCGATCGATAACGCGCCGCTGGCAACCTGTTGTGAACCGGTCACGGTCTTGGCGCTCTCGCACCAGGGCGTGATCCGCAGCTTTTGCGTGCTGGCGTTCGGGTGCCGGTTTTTGTAGGCAGGATCGGCCACGGCAAAAGCGCCCTGGCCAGTGGTACTGCCGGCGATCACGGTGCCGGCCGGCTTGCTGTAGTCAGTGACCAGGTATTTGCCGAAGCCCTTGGACGGTTGCCGAGGGTCGGCCACCGCCTGTCCGCCGGAGCTGGGGCCATGCCCTGCCGTGACAGTGCCGGCGGCTTGGTCGTTGCGAACCACGCGAAACACGTTGTTGTGCCGCTCGCCGCCCATGCGCGGGTCCGCAACGCTGAAGGTCCCTTGTCCTGGGCTGCGTTGGCCGGTGACCACGCCGCAGTGGCGGTTATAGGGCAGCACGCCGTATTGGGTGTATTCGAATTTGCTGGTCGGTCGAGGGTCGGCAACCGAGAACTTGCCGTTGGTTGGGCTCGACCGGCCGGCAACCGTGCCGGCAGTGTCCTGCCAGTCGTGCACCCCCATATAGCCGGCGCGGTACTCCGGCACGATCACGAAATCGCGCAGGTACCCGTCCTCGATCGCAAACCGGCTCAGGCTGCGCCAGTCTTTCCCGGCCTCGACCAGGGCCAGACGCACCCAGGTTTTCCACTGCAACGCCGGCACCCGGTGCATGGGGCCCGCCTGATCGATATCGCCGGCCAGCGGCATGCGGCTCAGTACGTCACCGACGGCGCGCAGGCTGCGCTTTTCAGGTTCATACAGGAATGCTGGAACCTGCTCGACGTGCCTGGCCACCATCAAGAAACGCTTGCGGCTCTGTGCCAACTCGCCAATTTCGCCACAGTCGTGGGTAGTTTCCGCCACCGCGTAGCCGTAATGGCGGAGCAGCTTGGTGATTTGGTCCAGTAGGTAGCGGCCACGGGTTGCCAGGCGTGGCACGTTTTCGAACACGATCAGTTTCACCGGCTTGTGCTTCCATGCTTCGCACATCAGCCACACACAGCGCAACGTTAGCTCGTTGAGTGCCCGGTACTTGGGTGTCTGGCTCATTGTCTCCGACAGCAAGCCCGAGGCGCCCTTGCACGGGCTGCTGATGAAAACCGCGTCCGGGTCTTCGTTGCCGGCGGCGCGGCGCAGATCCTCGGCGGTGACCTCTATCCAACCGGCGGGCGGCTGCTGGCCGTGGAAAGCTATGTACTGCTCGCGGGTGAACAGGTCCATCAGCGTGCCAGGTACACCGGTCATCATCTGGAAGTCGCGCAAGCCGGCCGGGTCGACATCAACACCGCCCAGGCAGCGCCATTCAGCTTGCACGGGACCCAGGACTGGTTTGGAGTCGCTGAAGCCTGCGGCGCCGCTGCCCAGGCCGCAGCATAGGTGGAAGTGGGTGAAGGTGCGCTTGATCATGAGTGGCCCTCCATGAGCATTCGCGTCAAGGCATTGGGCTGTCCTTCCGGTGTCAGCTTTCCGAGTGGTTTGGTAATGCTCCGACCTCTTGCGGTGCGCAGGGTCGCAACGCTGCCATCGATCGCTTCAATGACGCCGGTGCGAGCGCTGAGAAGGTATTCCTTGCCTCCACCGCTTATAGCGACGTAACTGACCTTGTCGCCGACAGCCAGAGCGGTTGTGGTAGCCTCTGCGGTGCCGCCTTTGGGTTGATTCACTTGCATGGTGCTTCTCCTTTGGGTGGTCGGTGTCGAGGGGTTGCAGCCCCTCGGCACCACCTTCTTACTGGCTTTCGCCGGTTGGGTTTTGCTTGCGCACCAGGTGCAGCAGCAGGTTTTCAAACTCAACAACCTCATCAGTTGCTGACTGCCAGTCCAGGACTGCCCGGATCTGATCCCGGCTGCACTCCAGCACCAGAATCTCTTTGTCGCTTACCGCACGAACTTCCAGAATCGCGACCAGGCCAGCAGGGTCGTAGGCTTCGGCGTGAACAATTTTCCCGGACTCGTTAAACCAGGCCTTCAGCTCTTTCAGGTGCCGAAGGCGGTTGGTTTCGCCCTGCTGGCCCTCTCCTGTGATGATTTGTACGTGCATGGTGCTTCTCCTTTGGGTGGTTGATTTCGAGGGGTTGCAGCCCCTACACGCACTGGAAGACCCAGCAGCGAATGGTTTTAGGTTTATCGAATGCGTCGACCTGGCGCGCCGAGTTGACGGGCTTGTTCGACTCCAGAAATTTGGGTGACTTGCTGGTCTTGAGCAGGCGTTTCAGATCGCTCAGCGGCGGTACTTGCTGGCGTTTATTGGCAGCCATTTCCACAAACTCGTTGAGGTTCACGGCGATCAGTCCATCGCGGCGCGCATGGTTCAGCGCTGCTTTCTCGTCCATGCCATTGAGGAACTCGTACAGGTCCCAAAACTCGCGCACGGTTGGGTGGTCGGCGTTAATTGCCTGCTGTCGCTCCAAGGCCATGCGATTGATTTCTGCATGTGCCAACGCCCTGCGGCGGTCACCGAGGGGCACGACACCGGCCAACGCATCCACCAGGCTGCGCAACTGGGCGTGGTTTTTGGCGATACGCACGGTGCGCACGCCAGGCTGGGCCAGCAGCTCCTGTTCGTAGCCGGAGGTGTTCTCCTCCATCAGGCGCATGGTTTCGGCTTCGCGTTGCAGCGCCTTGACCAGGAAGCCGCTGATGCTGTCCATCGGCATGCGTTCCAGCTGTTCGGCGTACTGCTTGGTTTCCGGGGTGTGGTGTTCGCGTGTCAGGTGGACATGGCAGATGCGCTGCAGGATCGGTTCCGACGCGTTCACCGGGTTGTTCTGAGCGATCAGCAGGGCGGCACGGAACGGTGGTTCGTGGGTGTCGTTGCCGTTGTTCTTCACGCCGGTGGAGCGAACGCTGCGGCCGTTGTAGGCGGTTTTCAGTTCGTCCCAGTCGAAGTGCTTAACCGGCTGGCCTTCCTTTTGTTCACGCTCGGACTCGATCAGCACCACCGGCAAGTTACTGACCTGTGAAAAGTTGCGCGCGCGGCTGGCGGCGGTCGCTTTGGACGGGTCAAAGCCTTCGTAATCAGTGCGCCCGACCGACTTCCACAGCAGCTCAACCAGGGTGGTCTTGCCTGAGCCGGCTTCGCCCACCAGCTCCAGGAACATCAGCGACTTGTGGATCTGGCGGATCTGCTCGGCGTGCAACGCGCCCAGCCACCAGGCCAGCACCACCAGCCCCTGTACGCCAAAGCAGCGCCAGTAGATGTCGAACCACCCTTCGTTGTAGGCGTTGAGGTCGGTGTTGATATGCAGCACCGGCGACTGGCTCTGCGACTTGATGCTCAGCTTGCCGAGGTCGAAGAAGTCTTCCTTGTTGCGCACCTGTACCTTGCCGCCATGAAATGCCAAGTCGTTGAAGACATAGGCGCCATGGTCGCGGCTGTAGCCGATCCATTCGATGGTGTTGACGGTTTTCAGGCAGTCCAGCTGGGGCGCCAAGATCCGTTTCAGTTGCTGGGCGCTGCCTTCGAACCACGCACCATTGGCGACGTTGAGCAGGCGATTCGAGAATTCGGGCGCCGACGTGAGCTGCTTGGCCGTGAACGTGCTTTTGATGGCAGGCCCTTGCGGGCGCTCGATGCGGAAGTAGTACCAGGCCTCGTCGGTCAGGTCGTTGCGCATGTAGTACAGCGCTTGGAAATTGCAGTTGGCGATGCTGGACACCGAGGCAGACAGGCGCAACGCCTTGTAGCGACGTTGATCGTCATTGAGTAATTGGTCCTCATGCCGCTCTGAACTCTCCAGATCGCTCATGGCGCGGTCGTACTTATCAAGGTCCAGCCGAAACCAGTACAGGCGCTTGCGGAATGTGAAGTTGAATTCCTTGCGCTCGTTGCGCAGGTAAATCAGGAAGCCCTTTTCCTCTGCGGAGTCAGCCAGCAGCAGGTCGCCGTGGTGGCGGGCTTCGTCGAGATCCTGCTCGATCCGCTCGGCGCGCTTGTCGTCGCCCTCGATCGGTTTCCAGCGCAGGTGCAAGTCGTTCCAATCAACCTTTTTGCCGTGGGGCTGTGGGATCACCGCCGCCTTGCAGGTGAAGCCCAGGTCGCGTGCCTCTTTCGCCCAGCGGCGCATGTTGGCCTTGGCGACAGGCTCGTTATCCAGTGCCCACACCAGCAGCGGCAAAGGCTTGTCCGCGTCGTGGCGCAGTTTGGCCAGGGCCTTGAGTGAATCGATCGGGCAGGGCGCGCTGGACATCATCGACACGGCCGACATGTCGTTATGCAGCAACGCGATGGCGTCGAAGATGCCTTCAGTTATCCAGAGTTCGTCGACCTCCAGCAGGTCCACGCTCGGCGGGCACCACCAGACACCCTTGTAACCGGTCAAACCTTCGCCGGTAGGGCGGAAGCGCGCTTTCATCTTGCCGAAGCGGTCTGGCCGATCAATCAGGCGCTCCCAGTACCCACCTTTCTCCAGGGCGAAACGCACCGTGGCGCTGCCGATGTTCAGCCGACCATCCCAGTAGTTGTCCTGGGTGAACCAACCGGCGATCAGCTCAAACTTGAAGCCCCGCGCAAACTCAAGGTAGGCGCGTGCCGTGGCCAGGGGGTTATCCGGCGTAGACGGGGCGGTCTTGCTCCAGTCGTTGAACAAGTCGTCGTAAACGTCCTTCACGTGGACGCGGTGGTCGCACTTTTCCGGCCGTCCGCAGATCAGTGTCCAGGGCGAGTCGTAGAAGGTGTAGAGGGTCTTCTGGCCGCAGGCAGGGCAAACACCCTTACGCATATAGTCGGTGCCGCGCATGTGCTTGAGCTGGTAATCCCGCTCAATGCGTTGGATGACGTCGGCGCGCAGCCTTTCTTTCATTTCCATCGTGGCTTACTTCGCTTCGTCGAGACTGTGTTTAAGGGCGCCAATCAGACTTTTTCGTGCAGCCAGCGCAGGGAAGGCCGCCAGCAACGAGCCGTGCCGCAAACCCTCGGGGATCATGCGAAAACGGTCGTCATACCAATGCTCGTTGAACAGCAACGCGTACTGCGCGCGCAGGTCCTGGAGCAGTGCCTCGGCCTGGTCGCGGGGCAGTTTTGCGGTGATGGCGATGTCGATTTCCATGGTCCACCTCGGATTGCGGGCAAAGCTCACCCAAACCCATTGGGAATGGGGTAGGGCGGGGGTTTAAAAGGGAGCGTTACTGAGGGTGTGGCTTGTGTACGGTGCTGCGCTGGTCGAGCAATTTCTGTGGCAGAAACCGAGCCGGAACCGGGAAGCGTTGATCCGCGAGGACGTCCACCAGGTGGACACGCGTGCTGTCCGTACCACTGGCCCAGTCGATGCCAATCCAACGGCGTTTCTTGATCACCTGCAGTTCAGTCCAGGCGTTATGGACAAGCTTCGGTGCCATAAACACAGGCACTTCCAACGCAAGGGTCAGGTGGCGGATACAGCGATCGAACAGCAGATCGGAATCCACAAGGTGTTCAGCCTCATGGCGTTGCAGGTAGGCGAAAGCAGCGTGTTGCATGCTGCTGCGGTAGTCATGAGTCTGTTGATCAAGGTTCATCACGCGCGCTCCATTTCCAGTTGGTCCAGCAGATCGGGTTGGTCGTTGGCGGTTTTCATTGTCTGGCGGCGAATGACCACGTCTGCGACTGGCAGCTGTACAGCCGGGTTGGGCATGCCGCTGGGGCTCAGCTCGTGGGTCATTTGAAACTCAGCACGCGCCACGAAGCCGCAGGCCTCATTGGTGCATTGCAAGTAAGCAATACGCAGGAAAATGTGTTGGCCTTCGCTGGTGCGGATGCGCATCCGGCCGCGGCAGTGGGGGCAGACCAGTTTGTAAGTACTCACTAGACAGCTCCCTGGCTGTAGAGCTGAATGGTCGCGAACACCTCGGCGTAACGGGCCGACATGTAGGTGAGTAGGGCGGCGATGATCGCGTCGGCTTCACGCTTTTCGATAACACCGTCATCCAGGGCAGTTGACATGATCTGGTCGACCTTGCCCCGCTGGGCCGAAGCCTTGAGCGAGCGGCTGTACAACTCCACGTTGTCCAGGTTCTCCGGGACGCTCAGCGGAACGAACATGCCGCCGTACATTGAAGCGATGTAGTCGGCCAGGAATGTGGTCCCGGCGACTTGCTCCAGACGATGAATGTGTTCGTCGGTCAGCGGGCGGCTGCCGGCGTTCTCGTAGGCCTGGTTGTCGAACTTCTTCAGCGGCATGCCGAGGTCTGCCGAGGCGTACATCCGACCGCCGGGGTAGGCGCCGATGACGGCCATAACGACGCTCTTTCTGCTGTCTAGAACTGGGCGTTTCATCTTCTGGTTTCCCCTTGGAGCCAGAGGCCCTAGTTTGTGATCTGGCCGTCTTTGATCCCGAGCAATACAGCTGCTCTATGTGCTTCTCCACGACGGCCTTTCTTACGGCCGTTCAGCAGGTCGCTGACCAGATTTTTGTTCAAGCCATGTTGGCGGCTAAATTCGGCAATGCTTTTACCCTCGCGATCAAGAACCGCGCGGGCTTGCTCGGGGGTCTGTAGGGCATGCATAGTGTTCGTCCGTGTTTAATCGTGTTCGACGACAAGGATTCTTGGTCAGATTTCTGCTCAAGTCAAACTATTTTGATCAAAAAATTGCTCATTTCTTTAGGGGTAGGTGAACGCCTGCGGGAAGAACGCGAGCGGCTGGGCAAAAACCAGACCGACTTTGGCGTCTCTGCGGGGGTGAGCCGTGGTACTCAAAAGGCCTATGAACTTGAGTCCAGTTCGCCCGATGTGCGCTATCTCTCTGGGCTCCAAGCGCTTGGGGTTGACGTGTATTACGTGCTGACCGGTTCGCGGGTCGACGCTGACGCCAACAACATGAGCGACACCGAGTTGACCGTATTGGGGCACATGCGGGAAATGTCCGATGCTGACCGTGCGACGCTCGCGCACCTTGCGTTCGCAATGGCGCAGGTCTCTAAGCCGGATACCAAATGAATCACTTCCAAGGAGGAAACGATGCGTTGTTACCTGATGATCTCTGCCTTGCTGGGTCTGGTTGGTTGCGGTGGCGAAAAAACCGAGACAGTCGGTCGAGCCGAGTACGGCGAGAAGTGGCCCTTCTCTGTGGAGAAAGTCGATCTACTCTGCCAGGAAGGACCACCTTCGGCCTTGGTGAGAACAGAAGACGGGAAGCTCTACGCGCTGAATGGGAGCGCACGCTCCAAAGCATTAAAGAATGGCTGGCTCGATGGGCAATCGATTACCAAGCAAAACGCAAGCATGCCTGGCATCAAAATGGATTACAGCGAGATCACCGTGCGCGCCATGAAACTCTGCCCTTCCTACGCTGGATAGAGCCCCCCGCACGCGTCCCTTTGGTCGAAGGTTGCATTTTTCAGTCTGTCCGTAAGGTCTTTATATGCATGGGCACATGCATATTACGGACGACAGGAGTAATAGCGACATGTTGGATCAACAGGGGAAAATGGGATCGCAATCGGAGCGAGAAGACGGAGTGCTCAATCTAAAGGAACAGATGCTGTTGGTATTGTTCCGGCGTCTCTCAGGCGCCAATCAAGACCGTGTTCTTCGTTGTGCCGAGGTGCTTTCTCAAGTCCCGGATGAATAAAAAATCCCCCGGTTTAACCGGGGGATTTTTGTTTTCAGGCTCTTGCACAACAGCTATCAAGCAGTGTTCTGCATCTTCTTCCACTCCCGATCCACCGCACGTTTGGCCGTCTTCTCACTGGCATACAACCACCGCAACCGCCTCGGCTTCGCCTGATCCCCCGCCGTAATCGTCTTTTCCTTCCCGGTTTTCTGGTCGCGGTAGTGCGCGATGATCCCCGTGTAATCGCCCTTGTTCTCCTCCGCCAGATCTTCAACGTTGTCCTCCGGCAGCTTGCTCTCCAGCTCCAGGCTGACGGTGTAGCCGCCATCCGCGCTCAGGCTGTGCTGCACGTTGCCGCCGTACCAGATGATCTCGTCGATTTCCGCCTTCACGCCCTGGAGCGTGTACGTCAGCTCGGGGATCAAGTCGGGTCGACCCATGGCCAGGTTGTAGCTGAGCGTGGCGCTGCCGCGTTGTAGGCGCCGGAATTCCGCACGGGCGGCGCGCAGGGCTGACTGCTGGTCGCTATACGTGTGTCGCAGGTCTTTGAGGTTGTCACCGCCGCCGGCAATGGCTTCCTGTTTCTTGGCGCTGTTCACGTCGTAGTAATAGGCGCGCACGCCGTCGTAGCTGTCGCGGTCGGCTTGCAGGTAGCGGTGTTGGTCGCCGTCGGCTCGGGTGAGGGTGATGTGGGGCAGGTCCATGCCGCTGGCGGTTTTGCCGCCACCCGCTGGGAGGCAGAGTAGGCACCCGGCTTTGACGCTGGCCACTGCGTCGAATTCTTCGCCCAGGCGGCTGATCAGGTTGGCGTCGGACTCATTGGCCTGGTCGAGCTGCAGGATGGGCAAACCGTCCAGCGCGCCGGCTATGGTGGCGGTCAGGCCGTTGCCGATGGCGATATCGCCCAGGACGTCGCCGAGGGTGGTGTTGCTCCAGCTGCGTTCGCGTTTGGTTTTCAGGCCCTTACGTAGATCTGCCGATCGAGCGCGGATGCTGAGCACGTCCGGCGCGCCGCTGTGTTCAGTTTCGTCGACGGTGTAGGTGCCTTTGTCCACCAGGCCGGTGTCGCTCCAACCCAGCCACAGCCGCAGCACTGCGCCTTTGGGCGGGATCGACAGCAGGCCGTCGTGGTCGCTGAGGGTGATGCTGAGTTGGTCGGCCTCAACGCCGCGGTTGTCGGTCAGTTCCAGGCTCATCAGACGCGGGCTGATCAGTTGAGCGATGTCCAGGCCGTCGACGGTTAGCCGGAAGGCCGGCACCGGATAGGCCGCGTCTCGGACGTAGCGTTCGGCTGTGTTGCGCAGGTAGCCGGTGACCTTGGATATGACGGAATCGATCACAGCAGACCTCGCAGGATGTTGAGGCCAACGCTGGTACCAGCGCCGAGCAGGTCGATGCGGTCGTCGTCGGTGCGCTTCAGGCTCAGGGTGAATTCAATGCGCCGTGGGGTGCCGTCGTCGAAAAAAATGGTCTTGGTTTCGCTCAGGCTATCGATGACCCACAGGCCGTAAATCCTCCCCGTGCCCTCGACCATCGGCCATGCCTTACCGGTATTCGCCATCAGCCGTATGGCGTCGAGGCTTAGGGCGGTGCCGGCTAACTCGGGGAAGATGATGCCGGGGAGGGTGATAGCGTCTTCACCACGACCAACGAACTGCCGCGCGGGAGCGGCGCCGATACGGCTGTTGCTGGCATGGCGCCAATCGGTTTGGCGTTGCAGTTCCTGGTAAGCGGCGGTTCTGAGGCTGAACACGAACATGCCGAGGGCCATCATCATGGTGGTTATTCCAGGTCAGAAAGTTTGCTGCGCTGGCGCGCCTTTTTTTCGTTTTCGATGCGGGCCATGATCGCGCGCACGCTCTTTTCCAGGCTCTGCATGTCGGTGCCTGGCCCCGCTTCAATTGTGAATTGGTAGGTGTCGTGGCTGTCGTAAACAGCGGCTGCGGGCGAGCTGCTGATTGGCGGCGTGTTGTCCACGGCGAACGCCGGCATAGCCGTGGCGCCCAGGGCTAAGGTGCCTGCCGCTGTCAGTTGCTTGCTCATGCTGGTCAGCGCGTTCAACGGTCCTTTCTGCCCACCTTCAAGGCCCTGGGTAAGCCCCGCCATGGTGAACCCGCCCAACTCCGCGAACACGCGCGACGGGCTGTGGATACCGAGCTTTTCCTTGAACCAACCAATGCTGCTGTCGCCGATCGAGCTGATGGCGTCTTTGACGGCACCCAGGCCGGCCGTGAGGCCGTTGACCAAGCCGTTGACGATCATGCTGCCGAACTCGGTGAAGCGGCTTGGCAGATCGATGCCCAGATAACTCAGCACGCCGGCAAATGCCTGGTACACAAGGCCGAGCGGGTTGAAGTTGACCAAAGTGGTGATGATGCCGCCGATGCCTCCGTCAAAACCCGCCTTGATCTCGGTCCAGGCGTTGGCGAAGTAGTTCTTCACAGCGTCCCAGTTCTTGTAAATCAGATAGGCGCCACCAGCCAGCGCGGCAACGACAGCGGCAATGATCAAGACAATCGGGTTTGCTGCCAGGCCCCAAAGTGCAATACCTACGGTGCGCAAAGCGGTCAACAGTGCGCCGCCCATTGTCGTAGCGAGCATACGAACGCCCTGGGCAAACATGGGGAAAACGTTACGGGCCAGCCCGGTCAGTGTTGGCATCAGCCGGCCGAGCATACTGGTGATGCCGCCACCCTGAAGACCGAACATGGTCATGCCGTATCGCAGCACTGCGAACGGGCCCAGCATGCTCGCCATGGTTAGTGCCAGGCCACCGAACACGAATGCCAGCGCGGCAATCGCGGCTACCACCTTGACCAGGCCACCGGCCAATTTTGGATTCTCCCGAGCCCAGGCGCCGACGCTGTTCGCGATCTCTCCCAGTGTATTGATCAGATCCTTGAGTTCCGGCGCTACCGCTGCACCGAACTCTGCCATGGCATTGGTGAAACTGCCCTCTGCGGCTTCCATGATGTTGGTGAGGGTGCTGAGTTGTTCGTTGACTCGGGTACGCAGATCGGCCTGTGTTTGTAGCTTTTGCTGGACCTCCTTATACCCGGCTAGACCTTTGTTCATCATCGTATTCAGGGTGGTGAGCGTTTCAGCGTCATCCCCAAAGAGCTTGCTGATTACAGCTGTGCGGTCGGTGTCATTCAGAACTTTGAGCTTTTCCACCTGGGCGTACAGGTTCTCTAGGCCAGCGAAATTACCGTCAGCATTCGTGAATTTGAGCGATACGCCTTTGTTAGCACCCGCCGCAATTTTATTGGCCTTGTCGACCTTATCCTTGTCTAAACCTGCCTGGAAAATTTTGCGGAACGCGTTGCCGGCTGAACCACCCTCCATGCCGGCCTGGTCCATCATGATCAACAGCGGCGCCAGCTCTTTCGCGGCATCGATCCCTGACTTCTTGATCACATCCATGACCGGGGCGATCTTGCTGAAGCCCTGGAGCATGTTGCCGGGGTCCACACCGGCATAGAACCCGCGCTGGATCGTGTCCATCAGGCCCATCATGTCTTTTTCGGTGGTGCGCGTTGCGTCCTGCATTTTGGCGGCAAACTCTGCCGCTTCCGTGGCCTCCATCTTCAACTGGACGCCCAGGTATGCAGCAGCTTCACCGGTACCCCCGAGGATGCTTTGCGCACTCAGGCCTTGCCGCCGAAGCATGGTCATCATGTTCTGGAAGTCAGCCGTGGTACCGGGCAAGCGGTCACCGAGCTTGGTGGCCAGGTCGGTGATCTTCTGGAAGTCCTCCGAGACCTTGCCGGTGTCGTCCATCATCGACACCTTGAGCTGTGTGGCGGAATCCTCATTGGGCGCAAAGGCCTTCACTGCGGCGGCGATGGGACGGCTGGCTGCATAGCCAACACCCAGTCCGGCGGCGCCGTTCACGGCGAGATTGCCGGCGGCGCGCTGGGATTTCTCCATCTGGCTGCGAGCCAACGACGCCCGCTTGTGCTGGGCGCTCAGCTCGGCCATGCGCTTACCCTGCAAACTGATGCTGGCGTTGGTGGCGTTGATCTGCTCGCGCAGCTGGCGCTCGTGGGTGCCAAGGTTTGTGGTGCTGATGCCCGCGTCGTAGAGCTTTGAGCGCAGCCCTTGCAGTTGCACGCTCTGTTGTTGGTGCTGCTGCTTTAGCCGCGTGGCCTCACGCACCGCTGCCTGGAAGCTCCGGGTCATTGCCCTGGTCGGCGCGTCGGTGGCAGCGAGTTCCTGACTCAGGGTTTTGACGCGGTTCCGTGCTGCGGTGAGAGACGCGCCGGTTTGCTCAGCAGCCGCACGCTGAGCCCGCCAGGCGCTGACGTCTTTCTGTTGGCTGGTGAGTTCTTTCAGGCGGTCGCGAGCGCCCTTGAGGGCGCGTGCGGTCTGAATACCCCCTTCGCTGATGTGTTTCAGTGGGCGGGTGGCCTTGTCGATGGTACTGAGCAGCACCTGAAGTCTCAGATCATTTGCCATCGGTGGAGCTCCGCAACCTGGCGCGTTCGCGCCAGTCCATCAGTTCTTGCAGGCCCAACTGATCCATGTCAGCTGGCGCCCAATGAAAAACCACGGCCAGGTCGGCCATGGCGTCCTCTACGCAACGAGGGATGCGTCCGTCTTCATCGATTTCTGTAGCAAAAAACCAGACACCTTGGTGCCGAGTGCGAACAGGTCGGCCGGGTCCATCGACGTCACTTCGACGGCGGTGAGGGTAGGGGTGCTGATGCGCGGAACCACTTTGACCAGGCTGTTGACGTCCATATTCAGCAGCTCTGCCAGGCTCACGCCGCGCAGCTCGCCCGAGTTGGGTTTGCGCAGTGTGATGCTGTCGATGCTGGTGATGCCACGGCGGATAGGCGTGTCGAGGATGACGGTGTTGTCGTCGGCCAATGGTTTTACTTCGGCTTGTTCGGTATCTGCGTTTTTCATGGAAAAGCTCCTGTGGATGAGGGGGGACGTTTAGCGATCGAGGCAGAGGATCAAAGGCCGATGGCGGAGCGCTGTTTCTCCAGCATGTCGACGCCACCGACCTTCTCGATGAAGTTGAGCAGGTCGATTTCGATGATGTCTTCGTTGTCGACGGTCAGCTTGTAGTAGGTGCAGGTGGTGGTGATGGAATGCTCGGTGTCTTCACCTGGTGTGGCGTCACCCATTTCAATGGTTTCGTGACGGCCGCGAACAGTCACTTCCACGGCACTGGTTTCCTCGGTGTCATCCCGCTGGAAGGCCCCCGCGAAGCGCAGGGCAACCCCCGACGCGTTAACCGCGCCGAACTGCTTGAGTACAGTCAGATCGAGGCCGCCGAGCTTCCATTCCATCTGGATACCGTCGTCGGACATGCCCAGGTCGGCTTTGACCGGGCCGTTCATGCCGGCGGCGCGATAGGCTTCCATCTTGCGACCGAGGGCGGGCAGGGTGACGGTCTTGGCTACACCGGCGTAGCTGTTGCCATCATTGAACAAGTTCATGTTTTTCAGTTTGCGGGGCAGGGCCATGGCGATGTTCTCCGGGGTTCTGGCATAGGGTTAACTCCCCTTGCGGGGAGGCCCGGTTTAAGCGTTGACGGCGGCTGCGAACTGCATCAGGTAGCGGTCGGTGATGCGTTGGCGCAGGGTGAGGTCTTCCAGCGGCGGCACCGGGGTGTAGTCGTAGTCGAGGGTCAGCTTGCCGGCCTTGAGGGTGTCCTTGTCGTTGACGTCTTCCGGGTACCAGCAACTGCCGCCGATCAAGTAGCCCTGGTTGACCAGTTCGCGGAACTTGGCGTTGATCCCGTTGATGATGTCTTTCACCAGGGAGGCGTGCATGGGCTTGTCCATGGCCCACATGTGCGCCTCGGCCATGGTGTCGGCGATGATCTGCGCGGTGCGGGTGTAGTTTTCGAAAGCGAACAGCGGATCTGCGCTGCACGTACGGCTACCCCAGAAGCGGAAGCCGCCTTCGTTGATGAGGGTGGTGACCTCATTACTGTTGAGGTAGTTGGCGTCGGTGGCGGGGTTTTGCAGATCCCAGAACACGTCGGCACTGATGCCGGTCACACCGTTGACGGCGACGTTGGAGAGGGTCTTGTGCCAGCCGGTTTCCTGATCGATCTTCGCCCGCAGGCCCAGGGCGCGAGCCGTGGCATAGGCGGTGACGGTCTTGTTGGTGACGGTGTCCCAGTTGAGGAAGTCCGGCCAGATCAACATCAGCTCACGGGCGCCGAAGTTTTCTCGGTAGGCGACCACCTCTTCCTTGGTTTTGCAGTTCCAGGCGCTCACATAGCCGAAGGCTCGCAGGTCCTGAAGAATCGAAACGAGGGCGGTGGCTACCGGCTGGCTGTCATAACCAGGTACGCCGATGATGCGTGGCGTCATGCCCACGCGAGATTTGGCGGCCAGCAGGGCTTTCATGCCGGTGTATTTGCCGTCAGCGGTGGTGGTGCCGATCAGTGCGCTGGTGGTTGCGGCTTCGTCTGCGCCTTCCTTGACCCGCACGACGATGGTGTAGGGCTTGGTCTGGTCTGCGATGGCTTGCAGGCTGCTGGCCAGGGTGCCTTTGACACCGGCTTTGGCGATGGCGCTTTGCACGCTGGTCAGCAGTACCGGGGTGTCCAGCGGGAAAGCGAGCGGGTCCGCATCTTCAGCCGTGCAAACCAGGCCGATGACTGCGGTGGGGATGGTGCGAATGGGGCGGGTGCCGTCGTTGAGTTCGAGGACCCGCACGCCGTGTAGATAATCTGAACCGGCCATGGGTGGTTGCCTGCGCTGTGATTGAATGACAGTGCACAGGCTGCCGCGCGCGCGCCGGTTGGGCGAGCGCGCGGGCTTGTAGAGAGGCGGGGTACAGGTGCGAGTGTGTTACTGGAGGTGGTCGGCCAGCCACGCGGGTTGCTCGGGCCTGTACTCGACTGCCGGGAAATGCTCCGATTCGGGCCAGTCGCGTAGATCTTGCCGGTAGCCCTGCAACTGCTTGTACTGCTCGCCAGTGAGGGTTGTCGGGCGATCGGCCTCCAGCTCGTCGCGGTGGCGGGCGATCAGCGGGTCGGTGAGCAGCAACGCCCTGTCGCGGATGGCCCGCTCGCGGTTTTTCAGATCCTCTACCGTAGGCGGCGGCGCTGGTGCGGTACTCGGACGCCCATTTTTGCCAGGTACAAGGATCGACCCCCCCAGAGAAAGCACCCGGTAAATTTCGTCATGTTCTTCCTGGGGAACGTCCACCAGTTCGGATTCCGGGGGGAGCAAACACTTAGGGTTGGGCACAACAATCAACGGGGGAGAAGCGCTGTCATCCGGCACCTCAATCATTGGGGCTACTGCATCAATGTCAGGAACCCAAATGGTTTCAGGCGTCAACGTATCGCCCTCACTCCAATCCGGGTTTTCAACCTGAATATTGGGGCGATTCCATGTTGGGTCTTGGATTGGAATGGTTGGCCTCTCCCATTTCGGATCAGGAACCTGAATAGTCCGAGTGCCGTGGAATACTTCATTGAAGAACGTATTATCTTTTGCGCTATAAAATATATTCACTTATTAAAATCCTCTGGCCTCTACCACTACAACAAGCCCGGTTTGCACTACCCCTGCCCATTCCTCGATTCGTAACGTACAACCATCCACAGTAGCGAGTGAATACGACCCCTGAGTACCGCACTGAGCATTGGCCGCAAGTTTGAAGCTAACCCTTGCATTCAGAAACTGATTAGGGAATCGAAAAGGCCAAGTGACATTTATCAAAGTAGTCTGACCAAAGTCGCCAAGACTGTATTCCAACCATTGAATTATTTCTCCCGTATCCGCGTTTTTGCTCCACCCATTCGTAGCCAATAGCGCCGTATCTTTAGGACGGTCCACCTGAAGGCGAACAACTGTCCCATTGACATTTTTCATATAAGGGGCGGCAACATCCCCGCCAATAAACCCAGCCTCAAAACAATTGTTTCCACCTATCTTGTATTGAACAGCAGCAACAACGTATGCGCAGTTTGCGATATAGGCACCTGCGTATCCGGCGGGCTGATCCCAAACAGTCGTGTTGCCTGCAATAGCAGGTACAGACAACGATTTCGGGACAGCTAGGGCGCCATCGGCGCTATAAGACATCATCGGACCGACAGTTTTATTGTCAGCCGCAACCGTTCCCCAAACGAAGCCACCTGTGGTGCCGCCTCCCTTATTGCAAATAAATTGCGCCGTCCCTGTGCCTGCCGAGCCCCAACCTATATAGCCACCCTGATCATTATAACCGCCCACCTCAGAGTTAAAAGACAACCCGTAAAGCTTAGGAGCATAAGGCCCGCCATTTTTAGGCATGTAGTCGGATGGGTTAAAGTTTGCGGTCGTATAATACTCAAACCATTCTCCAGTGCCGTCCGCCAAGGTCAAACGCCCAAATGACCTACGACCAGTCATTGAGCAACCGAAGTCAAACCCAAGCTTGCCGCCATTGTACTTGGCGCGAATACCAGAAAAATACTGTATTCCAGTAGGCAAGTCCGTAGTAGTCGGGTTCCCGTTAATAAACCGCGCACTACTTAAATCGGAAACTTTCCCGACAATGGCAACATCGTTATTTGAACTTACGGCATCAGTAATGCCGGCGCCAGCCAACGTTGTCGGATTCGTTCCCGCAATCACGCGACCGAGCTTATCTACAGTCAAACTACGGTAGGTGCCCGCCACAATCCCCGTGCGGCCCGCGACGACCTCAAACGTCAGCGGCGTGGTGCCCAGGACGATGGGGGCATCCGTGACCAGCTGCCAAACACTGTCGCCATTAGCTGTGCCCTTCTCAACGCTGACAAATAGCCCCGGCGTTACTTCCACACTGGCATCTGCATCCTGGGCGCGCTTCCAGGCACCGCCAGGGGGCACAACGTAGATACCGTTGTCCTTTGCCTGGACCTGGTCTTTGACTAAAACCCTTGCATCCGCCGTCAGCAACACGCCGTCGACTGTCTGGATTCCGCTCAGTGCGATGTTTGCCGTGGTAGCTACCAACACCGAGTGCTTGAAGTCCAGTCGTGCCAGCGCCTCAATAACCGAGGTGTCCACGTATTCACGCGTCGCCAGCACCACGCTGGGATCAATCTTCAACTCAATGTTGCTGGTGCTGCTGACGATCAGGTTGATTCTGATCACCTGTGTCCGGCCCGAACCCTGGGACAGCAGCGGCTTGAACGTGGGCGCGCAGTTGGCCACCGCAACCATGTCGCCATCCGCGTCGTACAACGCCAGTTCACGCACCCACCAACCGCCAACGTTCTCCGGGATGATCTGCTCGGCGATGATGACGCTGGCGTTGGTCGGGTCCACCTTCACCTGGTTGAGCGGAGCGCGGCGGCGCTCATTGATCAGTTTGGTCTGTGTGCGGCTGGGGATGGGGTCCGTGTCGTTGGCATCCCCCACGCCCATCTGTGCGAAGGTCCAAGACGTACCAAGGGCGGCGGCATTGGCCTGCTTGGCTTCGCCGACAGCGGTGAGGATCGCGAAGAACTGGCTGTTTTGGTCGGTCATGAGTAGATGTCCATCGTGTCGATATGATGTTCGCGGCCACCGAGGCGAAACGCGCCGCTGACGTCAATGTCGCGCTGTGTCGGTGGGTAAACGCTGAGTTCGTCGCCTTCGTACACACAGGCTCCGATGAATACGGAACCGGTGCTTTCCAGGCTGATCGCCAGGCCAGTCAGATGCCTGGTGAGGGGCTTCGCGTCATCGATCAGCCAGGTCAGCTCCTGGTACATTTCTTCGGTGATGCCGGTGTCCAGCACGCCGACTTTCAAGGCAAAGGTGGCAGGCACGCCTTCCGGCACGGTCTCCCACCACTCCATCACCTCGATCAGATAGCCCAGCGGCTCCACCACGCGTCGCAGTGCGCCGATGGTGCCCTTGTGCGCGTGGATGTAGCGGGATGAGCGAATAGCTGCGCGCTTGGTGGCTTCGGTCCAGTTGGTGTCCCAGCGGTCGACGGAGAAGGCCCAGGCCAGGTAGGGCAGCACGTTCAGCGGGCAAGTGTTCGGGTTGCACAGCTGCCGCAGTGGGATCGGTACGCGTTGAATTTCCGCGAGTGCCTGCGCTGCCTGGCGCTCAAGCGGCGTGGAGTTTCTCGGTAGCAGCTGTTGGGCGCTCATTACTCGGCGCCCCGCGTGATGGTGACGCCGGTGCAGTAGGGCGCCTGTTCTTTGGTGGCGACGATATCGACCCAGTCCTCCAGCACAACCTTGCGTACACCTTCGACGAACAGCGCGGCATGCAGGGCCGATTCCGACACCTCCATCGCCAGGCGTCGACGTTGGCTGACGTATGTCAGCAAGCGTTGTTCAGCGGCGGCAATAATCGGTTCCGACTCGGGGCCGCTGGTCAGCAGGTAAAGCTTGACTTTGACCTGGTAGCGGAGGATCTGCGCGCTCTGCACAGTCAGGCGGTCACCCACCGGCCGCCGGTCTTCGTCGCTTAGGTAGGTTTTGACAGCCGCGATCAGGTCGGGCGGTGCCGTCCCATCGCCGAGCAGCGATTGCACGGTGACTACTGCCACGGCAGGGGATGGGCTTTCAGCCGTGGCATCGGCAACGCGACCGTCAGCGCCTCGGGCGTGGAAGATGTAGCTGTTACGCGGTCCGGCGGTACTCAGCCCTTCCCAGGACATTTGCGCTCGCTCGCGCAAGCTGTCGTCGCTCTCCATGATCCTTGCGACAGGTGGGACCGCCAGGGGCTTGGCTTCCTGAACCACCAGGCGCTGGACATTGAAGTTGCCCGCCAGTTGGTCCAGGTCGGGGCCTTTGGCCAGGGCCAGCAGGTTTGCCATCGACGCTTCATTGACCCGCTGACGCCAGATGGTTTCGCGGTAGGCGTTCTCTTGCAGCAGCTTGGTCAGGGGCTCGGATTCCATTTCGAGGCGAGCGGCAATCTGCGCCTGTTCCTCGATCGGCCACAGGCTGATCATGTAGGCCTTGCGCTCGGCCAGGATCACTTCGAAGTCGATCTGCTCGACGATCTGCGGCGCCGGGAGTTGGCTGAGGTCAATCGCGGCAAAGGAGTTCATACACTGCCCCCCAGTTGCAGCGGCAGGCTCATGCTCAACGCTTCATTGGTGTCGACGATGGTGCCTTCCAGCTCCAGCACCGACTGGCCTTGAAGGTTCGCGCCGAGGAACTGCACACGGCTGAGGCTGATGCGGGTTTCCCAGCGCATCAACGCCATGACAGTGCCCGCGTAGACACGCAGACGCGTGGCGTCGTTGAAGGGATGGTCGACCAGATCGGGCAGCAGGCTGCCGTACTCGCGGCGCATCACTCGGGTGCCGATGCGGGTGGTGAGGATGTCTTCGATGCTCTGGCCGATGTGGTCCAGGTCGCTGATGTCGGCGCCGGTTTCTCGGTTCATGTTGGAACAGGCCCCCCAGATAGCTCGCCGCCGGACTTAACGTCGCGGTGCGGGTGGTTGACCAGGCTCACACCGGCCGCGATCACGTCTTCGGAGACAGTCACAGCACCGACCACGTTTTGGTTGCCGGTTTGGTTGTAATCACCCTGGTGATTGATGGGGCCGATGATGTTGATGCCGCCCCTGCTCACCAGGCTGGTGGTGCCGCTGTCGGGCAGGGTGGCGCTCAGGTGATGTTGGACGCTGTCGTACTCGATCACCGCGCCGTCGGCGTAGGTGCGACGGTGCAGGCCGGCGCGGTTGCCGTTGGCGGGGATGTGGTCGCTGAATAGGCCGGTCACGACGACGCCGTTGGCGAGCTGGCCGGATGGGCTGAACAGGATCACCTGTTCGTCGACGGTGGGCGGGTCCCACTCCCGATCAGCACCGGCGCGCAGGGCGAGCCAGGGTAGCCAGGCGGTGGTCAGTGAACCGGTTTTGACCTGCACACGCGGGGGCTCCATCTGCACGGCGGCGATGACGCCGAAGCGGATGAGGTTTTCGAGCATGCGGGAGAGGGTGGCGAAGTCGTTCATGGCGTTGATGGTGGCGTCGCGCGCGGACGAGCGCCCCTCTCACAACTTGTAAAGCGACGGGATACACTTGTTGGAATTGAGGATGTTTCGACAAAAAGGAGAGTACTTATGCGGTTGTTTAAATATTTTGGACCGGACAGAGTGAGTATTTTGCAGACCCGTCTCATACGGTTTTCACAACCGTCGGCGTTCAACGATCCATTCGAATTTCTTCCGTATATTGATTCTATAGATACACCTGGGAACGTCACCGATTTATTTAGAAAAACGATGGAGAGTGAGTTCTCCAAAGAGTACGATGCGTTAGATGAATTTGTTAAGTCTCAATGTACTAGAGCGCAGTTTCGTACTTTGATGCAAAGTTATTTGTTAGTGGCCCAGCAGCAGCCTGGCGGAATACTTGGTCAGTTTGCCCAACTCGCGCAAGAAAAAATTCATGAGTTCTCAAGTCAGCAAATGGGAGTCTTGTGTTTGTCTGAAAGATATGACGATCTTTTAATGTGGGCGCATTATGCGGACTGCCATAAAGGATTTGTAATAGAGTTTGATTCTAACTCTCCTTTTTTCCACCAGCGCCGAAGCGAAAATGACAGTCTGCGGCATTTGCAGGCAGTTATCTACAGCAAGGAAAGGCCCGCTATTACGCTAGCAGATACTGATATGAATGAGCTTTTTTTGACTAAAAGCGAGCACTGGGCGTACGAGAAAGAGTGGCGGATGATTGTTGGACTGGCCGATGCAGATAAGGTGATGTCGAATGGGAATGAAGAGATTTGTTTGTATGAGTTTCCTGCTGATGCAATAAAGTCCGTATTTGTCGGGGCTAGGATGAATGCCGATGTTGCAGCGGCATTAATTGAAAATGTGAATAATGATAGCTCGTTAGGTCACTTAAGTATCTTTAAGGCTAAAGTTCACTCAACCAATTACGACTTGGTTTTTGAACAGGTCAGTGCTGGAAGTGCTACGGAGTTGTAAGCAGTGTCAAGAGCTTATCCCTGATGAGATCAAGATCAGAGTCAGTGAGCCCCAAAACTTCCCGTTGTTCGTAACGGACATCGGGAGCGCCACGTTCCGCACGATCCTTCAAGCCATACTGGTGAACCCTGGCAATCCGGGCAATCCGCCCGGTGAAGCCTACCGTTACAGCATTGCTATCCCCACGGACCTTCAGATACGTCGCCGTCCGCAGCTTTTTGAACATCGCCAGCTTCCGCTTAACCCGCCCCTGCTTCCCCCGCAGGTTCCGCTGCTTACGCGGCGCAAACTTGCTCCCGTCCGGGTTTTCCTGCGCCATCACCCGCTTCTGCTGACTACGACGCAGCTCTTGCCCACTGCTTCGGGCAAGTTTGCTGCGCTCCCCTGGCTCCAGCCGTTCCAGCAGCACCGCCGCCCAGGTCTCCAGTGCTTCTAGGTTATTCGCCATCAGGCACCCGCCACTCACTAGTGTTGCCCTGGGCCCCCGGCTTCCAGTTCGGATCGAGGTAGCCCGCCACGTACTGCGGTTCGTTCGGGTGCTTCACCGTGGTGTTGCCCTGGGCATCCTCGCCGACGATGACTTTCTCTGTCAGCGGCAAGGTAATGCTGAGGTCCACTTTTTCCTTGTCGAGGATGTCGGCTTCGAACTGGATGCCATTTTTGACCTTGTCCAGGCTCTCCAGCAGCTCGGACTGGTTGACGCTGAGCCAAGCCAGGATGGGCAGGAACACGCTATCAGGGTGGCCGGCGAACTCGGTGAGGATGATCTGCAGGTCAAAGCTGTATTCGAATGACAGGGTGTGTGCGGCGGTGCAGCGGACCTTGCCGTTGTCGATGAAGATCAGCAGCCGGTCGGGGTTGTGCTTGAACTCGGCGACGGTGGCCAGGAGATGGGCGCGCAGACTTTCGGGCTTGTTCATGGGTTCGCCTGTTGGTGTTTGTAAACCATGTCGACCTGGGCGGCGCATTCGGCCCAGGCGGCTTCGGCGCGGTCCTGGTCGGTGAGTTGGTCGCCGTTACTGCGTGGGCTGGTCGCCGGCAGGACGCACGGTGTTACGGCCGGACAGCCAGTCACGATAAGCGGCGGCGCCGGTGAGGGCGGGGCGCTGGCGCAACCGGCGAGCAGCGTCAGGCAGAGGCTGGTCAGCCCAGTTGCGTAGTTCCTCGTTTTCACGTTTCAGCTCCTCTATGGTTCGTTCGCGCTTCGCCAGGCCCAGGCGCAGCTGGTCCTGCTGGCTGCGCAGGAGGCTCTGAGCATCACGCTCCTGCTTCAGGGTGTCGGTGAGGGTGTTGGCGGTGGCAAGGTTGCGGTCAGCGTCTTCGCGGGCGGTCTTGGCCGCAGCCTTTGCCAGTTCGGTTTTGCCTTCGGCGACTTCGATGCGCGCTTCCTGACCCCAGATCAACAGCGCCAGGGCGCCGAGCAAGGCAATGCCGTACAGAGCCTGGCGTAAGGTGCTCACGCGCGGTACCAGCCAAGTTTGTTCATGCGGGCAGCATCGAGATGCTGGATAGGACCGCGCACGATCACCGCCCTGGCGTTGTTCATCAACTGGATGCATTCGGCCAGCCGCTCCATGTCGGCTTGTTCAGTGGAATCGGGCACTACCAGCAGGTCGCCGTCCTGAACGCGCAATTTCTTCACCGCTTCGAAGTCGATCATGCCGCCACCCCTTGTCCGCATTCGCAGCTGGCGTGCCGTTCGTAGGCGCGCTGTAGTTTGGTGTCGTAGAGATTCCGCAGATAGTCCGGCCCGTTGTAGAGGCGGGCGAACTCGGCCCATTTGCGGGTCTTGAGCGCCTTGTGTAGCGCTGGGTCGGTTTCGATAAATCGCGTGAACGCGTCGAGCTGCTGCGATTCGCCGGCAGTCATCGCCGAGACGAACGCCTGCACGCTGGCATAGCCGAGGCGCTTCCAGTGAAAGCCCATGATCTGAAACGCGCCCCAGGAAGCCGACTCCAGGGCAGCGGTGTCGTCGATCAGGCGAGCCATTGCCAGGCGCTGGTGTTCGGCGGTACCGCCGATGTATCCGCCGGGTTTCGGGTTGACCAAGGCAGGGTTGGCGGCGGCGAGCTGATCGGCGTGGCGCTTGAGTTCGGCTGGGTCATCGCCGGCATGTCGATCCGTAGCGAGCTGGCGGTACATGATGTGCCGTTCGAACAGGATCACCGGCTTGCCATTGTCGAGGAAGCCTTTGCCCTTGGACTCCACCTCATTGACCGCGTAGATGCTCGCCAACGGCACGTCGAGGCGTTTGGCAGCGGCCACAAGGTCATTGTTGCGCAGCAGCTGGGCGCAGTCGCCGCCGGCCAGGCTGGTTTGGGTCTTGGTGCCGGCGATACCGTCGGCGACCAAGCCGACTTTGACCTGATAGGCGCGGACAGCCGCTTCGGTGGTGTCGCCGTAATCACCGTCCGCCACCAGGTTGGCCCCGTGTCTGTTGAGGTTCTTTTGCAGGATCAGCACTGCTTGCGAGCGATCCCCGTGGCGAAGGGTTGTCATAGTTGCTCTACCTTCCGGTTGAAAAACTTCTTGGCCGCTGCACGGGTACCTTCGACGCCCAGCAACCCGATGACCCCACCGAAAAAAGGCGCAGTGGACGTCGGTATGCCGAGCAACGCCAGGCCATGGCTCGCCGCCAGGGCTAGCGTGCCGCACAGCGGTGCCTCGATAAGCATGCGGCGCAGGGTGCCGCCGCCATACATGATCCGTAGGGCCGCGATGACCAAGGCGAGGACTCCGGCGTAGAGAGTCGGCCAGTTCTGTTCGAGCCAGGCGGCGAGCCAGGCCCAGGTGTCGGGACGTTCAGGCATGCGCTTCATTCCGTTGTCCAGGGTTGGTGGGTTCAAGGGCTTGGTGCTGCGGTGTCAGTCCCATAGATTCACCATCTGCCGTTGGGGCACGCTGGTTTGGGCTTCGGGCATGTTGACGACCAGGCCTTGCGGCAGGATTGGGCCGTGGTCGGCCAGACCGGGATTGGCTTCAAGCACTGCCTCGGTGACGCCTGCGGTACGGCCGTAGTGACGCCAGCAGAGGGCATCGACGGTGTCGTTTTGGATGGTGCGAGTGGCGACGGGCATCAGATCAGCTCCACGGTGGTGCGGGTGCGGCCGAGGAAGTCGCGTACCGCCCAGCGCAGGTCCCGGCGGTAATCGTCGATGGTCGGGGCGGTTTCTTCGGCTTTGTCGCTGCCGGTATTGGTCGCGCTGTAATCGCGGTACCGCTCGCAGACTTCAGCGCCGGTACCGGCCTCGATCGCACGGCGGTACAGGTGAACCTTTACCGATACCTCCTTGATGCGATCCCCCGGCACGTCAGCCAAAGTGGCGTGGCCAGCGGCTTGTTGCGCGACGCGCCATTCGCTCAGTTCGTTATTGAGGTTGATCGCCGCGGCGATCACGGCGGTTTCCAGACGGGCCGGAGTGACGCTGGCGTCGATGCGCAGGGTGGCGCGCAAGCCGTCCAGGTCAATCGACGGCCAGAACGGGTCGGTGTTGATATGGCCGCCGGTGACTGGGCCGCTGGCTACAAATGCGCTCATGGAACGGCACTCAAAATAGATCGCCGGTGGTCGGGGCTTCACGTTCAGGAGGAGCGGCCTGGCCGATTCGCCCCGAGCCGGCGGGGTGCGTGGGGACGCTCGGTTAACTGCTGGTGGCAGTGTGTTTTTTCAGGAGGCGTTCGGCGCCGTCCAAATCTTTTTTGCCGCCGCAACCGTCGTGCAGCTCGATCGCCCGCTTGAGCAGGTCGATACCGGCCTGAATCTGTCCGGGCTGGCCTGGCTCCTCGGCGGTGATGCCATCCAATGTCGCGCGGCCGGTTGCCAGGTACAGCTTGGCGCGGGCCTGGTCGGGCATGTCTTCGGCGTCGGTCAGTTCGACGGTGCGGTGCAAGATGCTCAGGTCGAAACTGCCATTGGCCTTTTGCGCCTTCAGCGCGGCTGTGGCGATTTCTTCTGCCACCAGGCAACCGGTGGTGCGTTCGAAACGGTCCGGCATGATCAGCTTGTGCTTGAGCACATAGTCAGCGATGTCCAGGGCGCCGCTGTAGTCCTCGACGTCAACGCGCCAGACCATGACGGTGGTCATGACGTCGTCCTGAGCACCGTTGCCTGCTGCAAGTACTCCCTCGACATACGGGATGTACTCGGGCAACAACTGTGCTTTGAGCGCAGCCTTGCCTTCGTTGGACTGAATGGCTTTCAGGCGCAGGCGGTCTTGCAGCAGCTGATTTAACTGGTGCTCGTACGCTGTTGCACCGGCCATGGATTGCTGTGGTGCTGTTTTCGCTGCCTCCATTGCCGCGCGTGCGCGGCGTTGGTGGGCTTGGGCGATGCTGAGTGCCATGGGATTAACCCTCGCTGCTTGCGTCTTCAACCGGAGTGATGTTTTCCAGCAGGCAGCCCAGGCCGTATTCCTCGACCACATAGGCCTCGTTCGACGATTCGAAGTTGCTGACGCGGTTCCACTCTGGCTCTTCCTTGAGGTAGCGGCGGCGACCGCCGATCTGCCAGTACACCGACAAGTTGGCGAAGGTGGTGATGAGGATCGTGCCTTCGGGGATGTACGGCACCTCGTACAGCGGCAGACCACCGACGCGGCGTTGCGAGATGATGAGGTCGCTCGCCAAGGTGTTGGTTGCGTCCTGGTCCTTATTCACCAGGGCGAGGAATTTATCGTGCACCAGCTCGCGACCGGTCAGTACGACCAGGCCTGGGTTGCGGCGATACCAAGGGTCGAGCAACTGGATGGCGTCGTAGACCAGGGCATCGATGTTCTTGAAGTCGCCGGTTTTGCCGATGGTGATCTTGCCGGCGACAGCACCTTCCTTCAGCACGCGGTCGGGTGCGTGGGTGCGGTACTGCTGGAGCCAACCGATGTTGACGTCTTCCAGCAGCGGGTGCGCGGTGCGGTCGGTTTGTTCTGCGGCCGAAACGCCGTAGAAACCGATCTGGATACGGTCGAGCGCCTGGCGCTGAGCAATGGCGCTGGACAGTCGGGTTTGGAAGTCCGGGAACTTGGCCCAGGCGTCGAGCTGTTTGTAGCTGACGAAGGTATCGAAGTCGGTCTGCTCGGCCTTGTACTTGTCGCTGGACAGAGTGCCAATGCTGCGAGGTTCACGTTTTTTGACGTTGGTGTTGGTACGGCTGGCAACAGTGCCACCCACGCCCAAGCCGACCTTTTCGCCTTCCTGTTCATCGACGCCGATGACGTTGACCTTGGTCAGGAACTCGCTCGACTCCTGAATCTTGGTTTCCAAGCGCTGCTGGATGGTTGGGTCGACGCTGAATGTGGCGGTGGCCGATTCAACGCCGTTGAGCAGTGCGACCTGGCTGAGGTAGCCGGTGAAGAGTTTTCGAGTGTCGTTACGCATGGGTGTCTCCGATAGTGGGCTGGGCGGTGAAGGCCGCAGGTCAGAACTCAGCCAGGGCTTGTTTGCCGCCGCCGGTTACCGGTGGGCGCTGGGTTTGCGAGTGGTCTTGGGTTTTACCGAGGGTGGTTTTCAGATCCGCCAGGTCTTTGCTGAGCTGCTCAACCTTGGTGTTCAGTTCTCCGGAGAATTTCTTCTCGGCGGCCAACTGATCGGGCAGATCCTTGACGTGGTCGGCAATCGCTTCGACGGCCTGGCCGATTTGGGCGAACTCGGCGTCGTCCTTCGCCTGTTTGCCGCCGAGCAATGCCTGCACCTTGCTGAAGAGCTGGGCGCCGAGGCTGGGTTTGTCCTCGATTTCCTCAAACTGCAACTCGGTTTCCACCGCCTCGGTGAACATCGACGTCGCGGAATAATGACGGTCTTTGAATGGGCTGGATTCTGGCTTCTGCGCGGAGAAAGACAGTACATCGGTGCCCAGGCTGGCCGGTGAGTCGGTCACTGCCAGGCCGACGATGTAGGCCTCGCCGGTATCCGAGAAGCTGTCGTCGATTTCGATCGAGGTGTAAATCTTCTGCTTGGCCTTGTTCATGGCGATCAGATCGGGCGTCGGCTCGACCTGGGCGAACAGGGCCAGCTTCTTCTGGCCGTTGATTTCCACTTCTTCGGTCTTGACCGCGAGCACGTCACCGTAGGCCTTGAAAGGGCTGTCGGGCAGCAGGCTGCGGAAGTGCTCCAGCCAGATGCGAGCACCATAGGTGGCTGGATTGAAGTTCTTCGCCGCCTGTTCCAGCCAGCTGCGTTTGATGGTGCGCTTGTCAGAGGTAGCGCCCTCGACGGCGACGCGGAACCAGTTACTGCGGAATTTCTTCATGCCGGGAATCCTCAATGCGTTGGGCGCTAAGTGCGTTGCAATGAGGGGCATGGTCGTGACGCGCGCGAGTTGCGGCAACGGGACGGGATTGTAGAGAGCGGG